TGAAGGATGGCAAGGTGATGCAGTTCTTGGGCATCAACTTCATCCACACCGAGCGTCTGCCGACGAGCTCGAGCCATCGTCGCTGCCCTGTGTGGGTGCCCTCGGGCGTTCACTTGGGTATGTGGAACGACATCATGTCTGACATCACGCAGCGTCGTGATCTGTCTTCGCACCCGTATCAGATCTATCTGATGGGTACCTTCGGTGCCACGCGCACGGAAGAGAAGAAGATCGTTGACATCCTCTGCGCGGAATAAGGGAGTAAAGGAAAATGGCAGTTGTAGCAGTTAAATCAACCCTTGTTACCAATGCAGATGCGTTGCCCGCAGTCCTCAACAGCCCCCGGGTTGATGGTGGCTTCGAGCGTATCGAGGTTGCGACGGCCGCTATCACTTCTGGTGATAGTATCGCCTCAACCTATCGGATGTTCCGCGTTCCCTCGAATGCGGTGATGACCGATCTGCGCATCTACTCGCCGGACATCGGCACGACGACGATCTCGGACATCGGCCTGTATCGCACCGCTAAAGACGGCGGCGCTGTGCAGGATGCTGACTTCTTCGCCTCGGCTCTGTCCCTCAAGGACGGCGCGCTCAACGGCGTGGATGTTCTGCACGAAGCTGCGGTGTTCACGATTGATAACTCCGGCAAGGAGCTGTGGGAAGCCCTCGGTCTTACCAGCGACCCGTCGGTGTTTTACGATGTGGCTCTCACGTTGACGGCTGCGGCTGACGCAACCGGCACGGTGAAGCTCATCGGTCGTTACACGGCGTAATAAAGCGGGGCGGGCTGGGTAACTGGCTCGCCCCTCTCTTCACGGAGAACAGACATGGCAGACCGTTTCTACGGAATTGATCGAGGCGAGCAGGGCGTTCGTAACGTCACAGAGGGCAGCTCCTCTACGGCGACCACGGACGTTGAAGTGCGTGTTGATCTCGCCCCCGGCATGAGCAAGATTGAGGTTTTGCTGGCCCTTGATTCGATCAAGGAAGCCATCGCTCAAGATACTTGGCCTCCGGCTTAACGGTCTCGGGGTATCCCGATGGCCGCTAGCAATGTAGCAATCGCAAACCTCGCGCTGACGAAGCTCGGGGATTTGCGCATTTTGAATCTCACGGATAACACCAAGCCTGCGCGCGAGGTGAATGCCGTGTTTGATATGGCGCGGGATTATCTCCAGCGCCGCTTTTCTTGGCGGTACTGCATCAAGCGAGCAAACCTTGCCGCTGATTCTGGAACTCCGCTGTGGGACTGGTCATATCAGTATCAGATCCCGACTGACTGCCTGCGCATCTTGCAAGTAGGCCAATGGTATCCCTCGCCTGACCTGTCGGATTTGATCTCGACTGGCGGGCAGGAATACGTTCTTGAGGGCAAGTACATTCTCTCGAATCAGGCTGGCCCGTTGAAGCTGCGATACTTGTCACGAGTAACTGACCCGGTGCAGTTCGATACGGCGTTCGACATGGCATTCTCCGCATATCTTGCGTACCTTGTCGCCGAACCGTTGACGGCTAGCGCGGAAGCAAAGCAGATGGCATATCAGGACTATCGCAATGCGGTGAAGGATGCCGTCATAGCAAACGCAATCGAGAATCCACCGGAGTCGCTTGCCGACCAGACTTGGATTTTGGCGAGGCTGTAAGACATGGCGAAAAGCTCGCCCGCGATCTCTAACTTTAACGGCGGCGAGGTCGGCCCTCTCCTATCCGGTCGCGTCGATTTTGAGAAGTACGGCAGCTCCTGTTACAAAATGGAGCGATTCATCCCGACCGTGCAGGGGCCAGCCAAGCGCTCGCCCGGTACTCGGTTCGTGCTGCCGACCAAGTATCAGGACAAAGCCTCATATCTCAAGCGCTTTGAGTTCTCGTTCGATCAGGCTTATATCCTTGAGTTCGGTGATCAATATGTTCGCTTCTACACCGATCGAGGTGTGGTACTCGGTGACATACTTGATATCACCAATATCACTAATGCCAGCCCGGGCGTACTGACGTATTCCGGAACCGACCCTGCCAACGGCGACTGGTTCTATGTGACCGGCGTCGAGGGCATGACGCAGATCAACAACCGTTATGTGCAAGTGTCGAACGTCAATACTGGCGCGAATACATTCTCGCTGAAGGATTGGTTCGGCAACGCAATCGACACGACTAGTTACAGCGCATACGTCTTCAACGGCGATATGCAAAAGGTCTACGAGATTGCTTCGCCCTACGCTGTTGCTGATTTGACGAATCCAGAGGGCGGCTGCGCCCTTTCTATCGTCCAGTCAGGCGATGTGCTGTATATCGGCTGCGAGGGCTATGCGCCGCGCACGTTGACCCGCAGCGGCAATACGAGTTGGGCGTTTGCAACGTACTCGCCGACTGACGGCCCGTTCCAGACGGAGCCGCTCGATACCAAGAACTTCACGCTCGGTGCCTCGACTGGTACTGGCGTCTCGCTTACCTGCTCGAGCAACATATTTGAGAACGAGCACGTTGGGATGCTGTTCCGGCTAGAGCCGACCAACATCACGACGGTGCCTTGGGAAACGAACAAGGCGGTCACAGCGACGAATCTGCGCAAGTCTGACGGCAAGTATTACGAGGCGCAGAACTCGGCTACAACAGGCTCTGTGCGCCCTATACACGAAGAGGGCACCGAGTCTGACGGTGCGGTGACTTGGCAGTATCTGCATCCGGGCTACGTCATCGTCAAGATTACGGCGATCACGGACGCGCAGAATGCGACTTGCGACATCATCGGCCCGGGCATTGCCCCTGCCGAGGTGGTTGCCGGTGACGATTGCCGGTACCGCATTGGCGCATGGGGCGAGGCGACAGGCGCTGCGTTCCCGTACAAGGTCGCTTTCTGGCGCGATCGGCTGTGGTGGTCTGGAAACCAGCAGATCTATGCGTCGGTAGCCGGTGACTATTCCTCGATGAGCCCAGACACCTTGGGCGAGATCCTCGCGGATAACTCTATCTCGCTGACCATATCTGTCGGCACGGTCGACAAGATCCGTTGGATGACGGCATCGGATGTGCTGCTGATTGGTACCGCGGGATCTGAAATTGCGGTGCAGGAAATCACTCCGAACCAAGTGCTTGGCCCCGAGAACGTCAAGTACGAGATCCAGTCTGCTGAAGGCTCGAGAGAGTTGGAGCCGGTGCTGGTCGAGGATTCGGTGTTGTTCATTCGTATCGGTGGCCGTCGTGTCATCGAACTGCGGTTCGACATCCAGTCTGACTCATGGGTTCCGCGCGACATGAACGTGCTGTACCCAGAGATCACGCAGACCGGCATCGTCGAGATGGCATACCAGAAGGAGCCGGACAATATCATCTGGATCGTACTGTCGAACGGGCGATTGCTCGGAATGACGTATGACCGGGAGCAGAACGTCTACGGCTGGCACCGTCATCCGATCGCTGGCACGAATTCCAAGGTCAAGTCTGTGCAGGTCATCACCAGCCCGGACGCAGACGTTAACGACGTCTGGATGATTGTCGAGAGATCCATTACCACCGCATCATCTAGCGACTTTCTGTTGCTAGAAACAGACGGTGACATTCTGCTGGAAAGTGGCTCGTCGGTTTTGGCAGAAACGTCGATCATTGGCGCTGCTAATTCTCGAAAGTTTGTTGAGTATTTTGCAGAAGGGTTTGAGCAAAACGACGACATCCAAGGCGCTGTCTATCTGGACTCATCGCTTGAGTTCAACGGCGTTGTTAATGAGGCTCTTTTGCCCGGATCTGGATCGACGGTACAAGGCGCAACAAATGTGTCCTTTACGGTGACATCTGTATATGAGCTGATCACCGAAGACGGGCTGGACTACATAACAACAGAAGCCAATGATTTTCTCGCTATAAACGACGATGTATTTACGGCTAGCGATGTTGGCCGTGAAATCACGATGCGTTATTTTGACGAGACGATTGAGCAATGGCGCACCGCTCGAGCAAAGATCACAACCTATGTGAGCGAGGAGCAGGTGCTGTGCACGATTCTGGCTCCGTTCCCGAGCGACGATGAGATCGCTGCTGGCGGCTGGCGCTTAACCTCGAGCACAGTCTCTGGCCTCTGGCACATGGAAGGCCAGACGCTCTCTGCTCTGGCTGACGGCGCGGAAGTTAAAAACCTGACCGTAACCAATGGACAGATCACGCTGCCGGTTCCTGCCTCTCGAGCGCAGATTGGCTTGCCGTATACGTCTTATCTTGCGACTCAACGGATTGACTCGGGTGCCACGGACGGCACCGCGCAGGGCAAGACAAAGCGATTCCACCAGATCGTGATGCGTCTTTACGCCAGCCTCGGTGGCAAAGTCGGCCCTGATCCGTCATCGAGCGATTACATTTTGTACCGATCGCTGTCAGACTACATGGACGAAACGCCACCTATTTTGACGGGCGATACAGATAAGTTCCCGTATCCGGGTGGATACGAAACTGATGGCCGTATCTGGGCGATTGCGGATCAGCCGCTGCCGCTGACGGTCGTTGCGATGTACCCCCGAATGAAGACGGAGGACTAATGGAAGTCGTCTCATTCAAAGCTCAATATCTGCAACAAATGACCTTGCAAGATGCGCAAAAGATGACGCATTTTGCTGCATTTGATGAAGAATATTGCGACCAACTTGTTGCAGCAGGGCCGGCATATACAGTTCTGCGAAACAACAATCCGATTATGTGCGCAGGATTGGCTGAAATGTGGTCAGGGCGTTTTGCTGCTTGGGCATGGCTTTCAGAAGATGCTGGACGCAGCATGATTCAATTAACAAGAATTGTTGATGACTACCTCAACACCCGTCCTTATCGGCGCATTGAGGCGTATGTCGATAACCAATTTTCCGCCGGCCACCGTTGGGCAAAGATGCTGCGATTTGAATATGAAGGTCTAATGCGTGGGTTTGGCACTCAAGGCCAAGACATGGCGATGTATTCGAGGATTCAGTAATGGCAGACCCAATAACAATTGCCGCAATCGTTTCAGCCGCTGCATCCGCCACGGCTACGCTTACGGAAACTGCGCAAGCGCGCAGAATAGGAAAACTTCAAGCTCGAGGCTTGGAAGAGCAAGCTCGCGCTACGGCGCTTGAAACGACTGCCGCTGTAGAGGCGCAGTCACGAGAAACGCGTAGGCAGTTCGGCGAGACCCGTACTGCTGCTGCGCAAATGGGATTGCTTGAGTCTGCCTCATTTGCCGATCTTTATAGTGAGTCTGCTACTGCTGCCGAGCTAGATCGATTGAATCGGGAATACGAAGGTGAAGGCCGTCGTCGAGGATTGATGTTTGAGGCTGGCGTAACGCGCGCTGCGCGTCCTCTTTGGGGGCCGGCAATTCTGTCTGCTGGCTCCAACGCCTTGAGTGCGTATGCCGGTGCTGGTGGAAAGATGCCACAAAAGCCGACAATCGACGACCTGCAAGAAGTTAAAATCAGCAGTCGCAAAGTCAAGCCGCGCGTCTATGTGACCGGCCCGCGTATGCTGCGAAACACAGGTAGATAATCATGGCAAAGCTCGAATTCTATCGACAGCAAACGACGCCTCGCGTCATTGCTCCCGACGTCGGTGGACTCGGGCGCATTCAGTCTGGATTTGCTCAAGCCGGTGAGGCGATCGCCCGCGGCGCTGTAGCCGCTGGGCAGATGATCGAGCGGCGTAATCTAGAGATCGAGAGGCGCCGCGAAGATGAGGCCGCGATTGATGCGTCCTCCAAAGCTGTCGAGCTGACTAGCCGATGGCTTGATGAAGAGCAGAGGCTGCGGCAGGAAGCCGAGGCTGCTGACAATTTTGACGGGTTTACGGATACCGCGCAGGGGCGGTATCAGGAGCTAGTCAACGAGTATCTTCCAAACCTCAAGTCTGACAAAGCCCGCGCGTGGTTTACGGAGCGAACTGCAATTCAAGGCTTGGATGTGCAGCGCGGCTCAATGGATTATCAAGCGCGCAGCTCTGTTGCAAAAACTGTCAGAATTGAAGGCGAAACGTTTAACACTTCTCGCAGGCTTGTTCAGGTCGATCCCTCTAAATTTTCAGAGCTATCTGAAAGTTTAAAGCTGTCTGCATCTAGAATTACAGACAAACAAGTTGC